TTACTCCAACGTGTCGTATGCCACCATTCATCTTGAAAAATACCGCGTCAAACTCCCGCAGTTGTGTTACATCATTGATAACTTCACCATGCGTGATGGCTTGTTCAATAAGGCGGTCAGGATTTTGATTATACCATTCGTCAGTAACTGGTTCTTCGCCTATATTAATCGCATAGTTCTTTTCTTTTCTATAGATTTCTTCTAGCAGTCTTAGGCAGTCTGTACCTTTGATAAAATCTCTGCCTCCAAACTGGTATGGAAGACCAACATATTTATTACTCCATAGATTCTTCATATATACCTCTATCTCACAACGAGTAGGTGTGGTATCGTTGGGAACCCACCATAGTTAATTAAGTTATCAAATCTATCTTCACATGTTGCAGGTGTCTTGTCGCATCCTTGTTGTATGGTCACCGTATCATCAACTGCAGTCACATCGATGCCATACGAGAGACCCATCTGCATACCACTGATACCAGTTAATGCGAATGTGCCACTAGAATATGTTAAGATACGTGATTCACTAGAATTATTACCTGCTGTAAACTCTACAGAACCATATTTATAATAATCATCAGCAAGATTTTCATATGCAGAACCACTAATGCGAATGATATTTGCAGACGAAGCTATAACGTTAGCTCCAGTGATAGCAGTGGTGACTTTATCGTATCCACACTCAGTCTCACCAAACTCCCAGTTACAATGTATCTGATACATTCTATTTGGTACTTGCTTGGTGAGTGTACCCATGCGTGACTTAACAGTCACTTTCATCGCTTGTTCTCCAATGCCAGGGCTGTCCATTAAGCCATCGAAGACAGTAATATAGTCATCAGAGCTTGCGAGATAGTCTTCATAGATACGCCATATCACCATGCGTCTTCCACGAAACTCATACGTTGCAATGTACGTAGACATTTCGAGATTAACGTTACCGAGTTGTACCTCTACGGAATCGATTTTATTATCAATGTTTGTTCTAATGTCACCACGTGATATGGCACACGCAGTATATGTTTGAGCGTTTCCATCTAAATCAAAGAAGCTGACATCAGCATCGTGGTTAGTCAAATGCAATGTCACATCATCTAAGCAGACAATGTATAATTCTATTGGACGGTGTTCTTCTGCCGCTATCTCAGTGGTTAGATTACCTGTTAACGTTTTTCCCATTCTAAATTACCTCAATAAAGTTACATGTTATATCGTACATTTGATAATCCACTTCTTTGCTCTCTAGTGATCCGCTTACAAAACGCACTGTATACGTAACGCTATCGTTAGGATTCAGCCAATCGAATGTACTTAATTGCCCAGTACGCGCTGTGAAGAAATCAAAAATCTCTGTGCGTGTAGCAGATGTTACCCTATCAAAATTTAAGGTGAAGGTGCGACGAGCTGTGCCACGAGAATTACGAACCTCACCACCATCTTCCATTTTAATGATTTGAGTTCTATACCCTATTTCTTCTACATATACATATGATGGGCTAGTGGTAAATTCTGCCATTATAATACCTCTATTAATCCTATTGTAACATTAAATAGATTACTTCCTATTTCTTCGCGCATAAGTGTGTCATCATCAAAGCGCACTGTGTACTCTACCGCTGTTTCTGGGTGTGTAAATGTAAACTTCGTCAATTGACCTTTGACTGATATTAAAAAATCATGTAGATAATTAGCATCTCCATCTGTGATTCCACCATAGCTTAGCATCCACCTGCGCTGTACTGTAGAGTGTCGAGCGCGCGCAAGTTCTTTGCCAGGTGTAGCTGTAATAATAACATCATAGTCGGATGATTCAAGAAGTGGATAGTCTGGTATTGGTACTGACGGATACCGAGCAAGTGCTGTACTCGATTCAGAGCTTGAGTGAGAGCTACTAGAATGCGAAGAACTGGAATGCGAGCTAGCACTTGAGTGACTCGAACTACTATGACTACTAGATGAATGGCTGGAACTACTACTATGTGATGAAGAACTATGACTACTAGAACTGTGGGAACTCGATGAATGAGAACTGGAACTATGACTACTACTACTGCTATGACTAGAACTTGAGTGACTGCTCGACGACGAATGAGAACTGCTACTGTGACTTGACGACGAACTATGGCTACTACTGGAATGCGACGACGAGCTATGTGAACTACTTAATGAGCTATGGCTTGAAGACGAATGCGATGAGCTACTACTATGGCTTGACGAAGAATGGCTCGAACTACTATGACTAGACGACTGACTACTAGAACTGTGACTGGATGATGAATGGCTACTGGACGATGACACACTTGATGAATGGCTACTGGATGATTGTTCATAGAGAGCATAGATGGCCATAATATATGCTTCTGTGCCACCTGAAACACCCCATGGGTCAGTTTGCGATGATTGCCCAGTTTTATAATCTTCCTTATAGCTAGCGTTAGTTTCAACATCAATATCTGTTTCTCGACCAAAGTCCTGGTCGACTTGAACAGATAGCCAGTACACTGTACTTGGGTCAATTTGATAATTAAGATTAGTCCTTGCTTTCCACCCAACAGTACCACCAGTGGTTCCACCTGTGGAATTTAGAATACGGTCTCCAGGTCTATTGTTCACGGCGTCATGGTCATAAATAGAAATCTCATACGACTTGCTGCCACCTGATAAACTACAATACCAACCGAGGTCTAGAATTATATTGAGGTCGTCTGGCGTTGTAAACTTACACGCTCTGGATAATGTATCTATCTGTACGCCAGTCGCCGCAGGGTCATCTACTGGTGTTGCTAATACGAAACCACAATTTGTACCATCAATAAGCTTTGGTGATGCAGATGAGTGACTACTGCTACTGTGACTAGATGATGAATGAGACGACGACGAATGTGATGAGCTACTGCTGTGGCTACTAGACGAATGTGAACTGGAACTGTGGCTACTAGACGAGCTATGACTGCTTGAGCTGTGGCTTGACGATGAACTGTGCGAACTACTACTATGTGAGCTTGAACTGCTATGTGAACTGCTGGAATGCGAGCTACTACTGTGAGACGAACTACTATGAGAACTACTCTGGCTACTGGAACTGTGACTTGAGCTTGAGCTTGGAGCTGATGAATGACTAGACGATGATGAGCTTCCAGCGCCTACAGCAGTAAACGATGCATCAGAAGTAAACGTATGTACTGTGTCATCACCATCAGTGGTAATGGCACCACCTGTACACTCACCAAAATCAGCAGTAACATAACGAATAATAACAATACCAGAACCACCTGCACCACCTTCTGATGAAGTAGTAGAACTTCTATCTCCACCACCACCACCACCTGTATTGGCTGTGCCAAATTGTGGGTCTAAGTTGTTTCCGCCTGCCGCCCCACCGCCTGCACCTCCTGCACCACCAGACGTTGAACCTCCACCACCACCGCCACCACCATAATTAATCGAACTCCCATCGTAAATCGTTGATGCGATACCATCTCCACCATCACCACCCTCGTTAGAACCTGGGGCGGCTGCACCTACTTCATTCGAACCACCGCCTCCACCACCACCATTGCCAGTGTTACCTAGACCACCATCTTCTCCATAGCCAGTTCCACCTCCGCTATTTCCTTGATTTGCAAGACCAGCTGTTCTATTATTACCTCCACCACCTCCACCGCCACAGCCACCACCAGTTGGAACAGCGGCAGTATAAGAACCTCCGCCACCACCACCTAAGGCTGTAATTGTATCAAATGTGCTATCTGCTCCATTACCTCCGACACTCTGCACTGAAGCAGTTCCAGTATGCTCACCACCAGCACCTATAACAATTGCATATTCTTGGTTGATGACTTCATGCGACGCATCATATACGACACCTGCTCCAGCACCACCGCCACCATGTCTCCCGCCGCCAGCACCACCACCACCAACAACGAGAACCTTGATAGCTCCCATATCACACCACCTCTATGAGATTGACTGCCATATCAAAGAGATTTAATCCAATCTCACTGCGAGATATATTATCCTCTGAGAAGCGCGCCGTATAATTTACATCTGTTTCTGGGTGTACGAATGTAAACGATTCATGTCTCCCCTTACGAGCCTTAAAGAAATTCCATAAGTAATCACAGTCGCCATTATCGATTGCACTATACGTTAATTCCCAAATGCGCAATGCAGTTGTATGACGAGAGCGACGATTTTCTTTTCCAGGTTCACGAGTAACAATGACGTCGTAGGTCGTCGATTCAGTAATGGGGTAATCTGGCACTGGGACAGATGGATATGTTGCCATAATTACACCGTTGCTATTTTAATAGACTTGTCTAGTATGAGATGAATATCTTTTGTTTTAACTACATTAGTTGTACTATATTTCACTGTAATCTCGCAAGTCGCATTTTTTGTTAGTGCGGCTGTATCTGCCTGTGTGAACGCTACTGTAATGGTGCCAGCTGTGGCATCAGTTATCGTGATATCGCCAGTAGAGTCTTTGGCCATCAGCGCATTAGCATCAGTGTCTGACTTTTTATTTTTTACTGTGAAGTAGACTGTCGGACTGCCAGCCAAAGACACAGCACTGTCATCGACATCTTTAATATTGAATGTTATCGTACCTGCATAACCTTGTTTGATAGTAAATTTGTTTTCAGTGGCCATGTTAAACCCTTACGTTGTTATTTTTTTCCTGATGTTTGTGTTGATGTTTGTATCGTGCTTATCAACATCTATATCTCTGTCATGTATATTTATCTTAATGCTTGTATCGAGATTCTTTATATCTATATCTCTATCATGTATCGTGACTGCTACGCTTGTGCTGTACGTCAAGACATCTGCAGATTCATCTGCTGTGGGCCCACCATACGATGATGAACTACTACTCTGAGAACTTGATGAATGTGAACTAGAGGAGCTGTGTGAGCTACTAGAGTGTGAACTGGATTGCGAGCTTGATGAATGACTACTGCTACTATGAGAGCTAGACGAGTGGCTAGAGCTACTATGACTAGAGCTACTCGAATGGCTACTGGAACTGTGAGAGCTAGAGCTATGGCTCGAACTCGAAGAATGTGAACTAGACGAATGACTGCTCGACGAATGACTAGAAGAAGAATGACTTGAAGATGAGTGACTACTACTACTAGAATGACTACTGGATGAATGACTACTAGAGCTATGTGATGAAACACTACTGTGGCTTGAAGACGAATGACTGGAACTAGAATGAGAACTGGAGGAATGACTACTACTGCTTGAATGGCTCGATGATGAATGACTGCTTGAAGAATGTGACGAACTAGATGAATGGCTACTTGACGAGTGAGATGAACTGCTGTGCGAAGATGAATGTGAACTCGACGAGTGGCTACTACTGCTATGTGATGAACTATGCGAGCTTGAACTGTGTGAACTGGAGCTACTATGTGATGACGATGAGTGGCTCGAACTGCTACTATGACTACTAGATGAGTGTGAGCTTGAGCTATGAGACGAGCTACTGCTATGGCTGGAGGATGAGTGCGATGAACTAGAACTGTGACTACTGCTAGAACTTTCAGCGGCAGAACTATGACTACTACTTGAATGACTGCTCGAACTTGAATGGCTACTTGAACTATGACTACTACTACTGTGGCTCGAACCGCTAGAATGAGAACTGGACGAGTGACTGCTGGAATGCGATGATGATGAGTGCGAACTCGATGACGAGTGGCTACTACTAGAATGACTAGAGCTAGAGTGTGAACTAGAAGATGAGTGGCTCGAAGAACTATGGCTACTGCTAGAGCTATGAGATGAACTTGAGTGTGAGCTTGAAGAATGTGAACTGCTACTGCTATGACTAGAACTACTGTGGCTACTGGAACTGTGACTCGAACTGGAAGAATGTGAAGATGACGAATGTGAGCTACTTGACGAATGACTGCTACTACTGTGACTTGAACTACTGTGGGAGCTAGAGCTACTATGCGACGAGCTAGAACTATGACTGGATGAACTATGCGAACTGCTGGAATGGCTACTCGACGAATGGCTACTGCTTGAGTGACTAGAACTACTAGAATGGCTTGACGAGCTGTGGCTGGAACTAGAATGACTACTAGAACTACTGTGTGATGAGCTAGAGTGGCTACTAGAGCTACTATGACTTGAGCTACTATGACTGCTACTACTGTGAGAACTTGAGCTACTATGTGAACTACTCTGACTACTAGAACTGTGACTGGATGATGAATGGCTACTGGACGATGACACACTTGATGAATGGCTACTGGATGATTGTTCATAGAGAGCATAGATGGCCATAATATATGCTTCTGTGCCACCTGAA